GGAGTACCTGCTTTAATTTTCATGTATGCATCAGCAAACTGTAGTGGAAATACTGTTACTGGATGCAAATCTCTGGCGGCATCAGCAAGAGTTAGTAATGCCATCTTTTTGCCAGCTTTTGTTACCCCTAGGTTTAAACGAAACAACATACATTTCGTCACCGCTGTAAGGCAACATTTTATAATTTAAAAACTTAATTAATGCGTTAGACTGATCGCCTATCTGCTCCGCGGGTATTGCCTCAACAATGCGGTTATTGCTAGCAAGAATAATGTACGTCTTACCCGTTTCTATTTGGGTTTGCTCTTCATCAAAAATTCCTATAGCACCTGTTTTATCGAGTATTTCAATTCTCGACCACCCCTTGCCCCTTTTGATACTACGAGCTAGACCCATTAGAATGAAAGCACCCTGCTCTTCAAAGTCTTCTACCTGGGTAATCCATGCAAGGTAATGAGGAGGAACCTGCATGTTAAACTCGGGGAGATTTAAATATTCGTAAAGGTTTCCCCGAATCTCGTCTTCATTACGAGGATTGTCTGGAAAAGTTGCGGCACCAATAATACGCATAGCGTTAAGCGCACGAGTGTTTACCCCATTACCCTTAGTAAGAGTAAACTTTTCTAATTCTGCATAAGAGTTGAATGGCTTAGAATCAATATACTTTTTGGCAATTACGTCAGAAATATATTTAATTCCAGACAGACCGAACCTAATTGCCTTACCCTCAATTTTAAAATCAACATCAGACTCATTAATATGAGGCAGCCTAATAGGAATTCCCATACGCTTAGCCTCAATCAAATATTCTGTACGAACATCTTTATCCTTTTCATTCTTTAACATCGCAAACATGAACTCCAAAGGATAGTAATACTTCAGCCACGCCGTCCAATACGAAAGAGTTGAATAGGCTACAGCGTGGGACTTGTTAAACGAATACCCCGCGTGAGCCTCAAAGTCATGCCATAAGTCTTCTGCCTTATTTGGAGAAAGATATTGGGATGCACCTTTAACAAACTTGTCCTTAAACTGATCAAACTCTTTAGCATCTTTCTTTTTACCAATAATCTTACGAACCTTATCGGCCTCAGCCATTGTCATTCCGCCAAGCTCAGTACAGGCCTGCATGACTTGCTCTTGATACAAAATGCATCCGTAAGTATCTTCGGTAAACGGCTTCATTACTTGATGCGAAAAAGCAATCTGCTGCCTGCCCTGCTTACGCTCAATATAGTCTTTTCCAATTGTATTCATAGCACCAGGTCGGACAAGAGCGTTTGAAGCAGCTAGCTCGTCAAAATTACGAACGCCCATCCTTACAAGCAAATTAGTGTATGGTGTTGCCTCACACTGGAAGACACCCTTTGTGTGACCGTTAGATAGCATTTGATAAACATTGGAATCTTCCATATCAATAGAAAGCAGGTCTATTTCTTTACCGCTTCTTTGCTTTACAATGTCTAAGGTATTTCTGATAACACTTAAAGTCTTTAGCCCGAGGGCATCTATCTTAATTAGCCCGATGCGTTCTGCCTCTTCCATGTCTACGGCTACTACAGGAATTCGCTCCCCAGTACCTGGAGAATTTCTTGTTTCCATAGGTGCGTGACGAAAGATTGGGTGTTTGCTTGTTACTACCCCCGCGGCGTGAATACCAGTTCCTCGAATGCGTCCTCTTAGCAACTCGCCATATTCAGCAATCTCTGGATACTTTTCTCTAAACCATGCCGTGTTTCTTGACACAAGGTATTCGTCCCAATCGTCAACGGTCTTCAGTACCTTATTAACGTCCGTGAGAGGCACGTGGAGAACCCTTGCGATGTCTCTAATCATTCCCTTACCCCTGAATTGCAAAAAGGTAGCAATTGAGGCAACGTGCCTGTATTGTTTAACAAGATANTCTTTTACTTCGTCACGACGCGAGTCTTGAATATCTGTATCAATATCNGGAAAGTCATTACGTTCTGGATTAATAAACCTAAAAACAAAAGGTTATGCTTAATTGGGTCAATATCTGTAATGCCCAAGGTATAACAAAGCAGAGATCCAGCAGATGATCCGCGTCCTGGGCCAACCAAAATACCCTGTTTTTTAGTACCAGTTAATCATATTTCTAACTACCAAAAAGTAGGGAGTCAAAGTTTTTGTTTTTAATAATTTCTAGCTCTTCTTCTAGGCGCTCTTTATACCCATCTGAAGTGTCGAGACCTCTTGTCTTTAGACCCTCAGCAGCAAGCTCTGCAAGCTCACCGTTAGGGTCTTGATACTGAGCTGGCAAAAGATCTAGGTGATCCTCAATCTTATAGTCCTCTACCTTGTCAGCAATTTCTTGGGTGTGTTGATAGATATCTTCTCTATCAATACCCTGCGCTGTCATCTGACTCCTCATTTCGTCATCAGATAACAAATAGATATCAAAATTGACAAAGCTAATATCACGCTTTCCGTACAGATACTCTAGTCTATCTTTTAGGTTGTCATACTTTTTAGATTTTTCGTAGGTAGCGCTTTTTTCAACTTTGTTGCTATAAGTATTGAGAATTAGTTTAAGCTCTTGGATTTCTTTCTGACCCTTGTGTGCGTGATGACAGTCAGGGGTAACAACAGCTTTAACATTAAACTCATCGGCTAAAGCTAAAATTTGCTTGTTAATTTCTGCAGGATTATGAGGCATAACTTCTAGGTAATAGTCGTCGCCAAATACTTTTTTGTGCCACTCAACTTGAGACTTGGCTTCTGCAAGCTCTCCGCTTTCGATGGCTTTTGCGACGGTACCACTGAGACAGCCAGAAGTCACGATTAGACCTTCTTTGTATTGCTCTAATACTTCATAGTCAATCCTGGGCTTTTTATAAAAACCTTCGGTCCAAGCAATTTCATTAAGTCTATTAAGGTTTTCTAGCCCTTTCTGGTTTTTTGCCAAAATAATGATGTGATTATAAACAACGTCTAAAGGACCAGAGCGGTCTTTTGGATCTCGTTGATCGAAACGATCTTGTGTGATATACCCCTCGACTCCGAGGATAGGCTTAATGCCTTTTTCTTTTGCAGTTCTATAAAATTCTCTGTGACCAGAAAGGGTTCCATGGTCAGACAAAGCCAATGAGTCCATGCCAATTTCTAAAGCTCTGTCAATATACTCTTCGACTTTTCCAATTCCATCGAAAATAGAGTATTCAGAATGAACATGAAGCCCTATATAAGATTTTGATGCTTCGCCACTCTTTTTATCCACTCTCTAAAATCCTTTACTGATCTATCCGATTTTGCAAAATTGCAGTATTTACAACAAGGAACCACATTCTCATACAAGTATCCCATGGAAGAGTCTATCCTGTCAAGTCCATTAATGTTTATGCAAGCTGACCAAGATTTGTATCCTCTTGTGGGTGTCGGAGGTGCATCGCAATAAAAACAATTTTGCTTTGACTTTTCTTTAAACTGCTCCAGAGTTAAATCAAAACCTTTTTCTTTTGAGTGGCTTCGACCCTTTACAATCAAATAATGGTTTTTCCAAGTAGACTCTTCGTTAACGACTCTTAAAACAAAGCCTCGGCAATTGTAGCATGATTTTGCTTTTTCAAACCTGGTGGTTGGAGCTATAAAACTATCTCTACAATATGGACAAGAAAGTTGCCAAGCATAAAAGTTGGGGGTTTTTATTGGGCCAGAAATTACCTCAACCCCATAATCGTTAACTTGTCCTATGCGAAGTGTTTTTTTTGTAATTCTGCTATGCCTGTGGCCATCACAAAGACCATCTTTTCCTGTTGCTGGCACTGTTTTAAGATGATCCATTGAGCACTTTCCATAATTGAATATGTTGTAATGCTTCTGACATCTTTTCTTTTTATCAGAACATAAAATTATTCTTTTTACACAAGAATCCCTGTTACTGCTTTCCACACAAACACTCATTTTTAAATTATATCATATAAGTGTGCAGGTGGGGGTAGCTCAAACTACCCCCACCAATTGAGGAACCGTCTCTTACCACTCTACGTTAGAAGAAGATGAGGTAGAAGGTGAATCATATCCCATGTAGAAAGCTTCTTGCTCTGCATATGGAATTTGGTGAAGAGCCAGTTCGAGCTGGAATGGCTCGATACCAGACCAATCAAATGGCTCGGTGTCTGGGCCAGAAGGAATTAGAGTATAATTAGTCTCTGTTCCCTGGCCGCTCCTCTTAAGTTTCCAGTTTACGTTTGAAATACTACCCGTTTCAAGAGCATACTCACGAACTGTGTTAAAGACAGACATCTTTCCAACACCCATTGACCAAACAGCCACGTAGGGCTCTTCGATTCCGTCATCTACAAGAACGTTGCAGTAGAATCGGAGCTTACCCTTCCAGCCAGCCTTGGGATCTTTGCGGTGTTGCTCTTCTGCCCAGTCACGACCTTCTGTTTCCATTGTGTCAACAGCACGACGGCGGAAGTCACGAGGATTTGTGTGCTCTTTTACAACCAAAGACAGCCCACGAGCAGGGTCGTAATGCGACGACTCTTCGTCTAGCTCTTCGATGAAACGAATTTTGACTGCTTGACCGTCAGCAAGCTTGAGCCAACGTACCTTTGACCCACCCTCGTTTTTTGGTTTTCGACTAGGGCATTAATATCTTTTAGTCCCCTGATAATAGTCATATTTTTTCTCCTTTGTGTTTTTCTTTTTATTGTAGCAATTCGGCTATAGACCTGTCAAACCCATAATCAAGTTTTTTGATTGAGTCGTCATCCATGTCACCGATGTCTTTATATTGCTTATCCAATTGTACCACCGAAACACGGCCTGTCAAGCGCTCTTGTAATCTTTTTGCCATACCGCCTCCAGCCTCGTCATTATCGGCAATAACATTTATTTCGTTAAAGTATTTAGAAAGTAGCTCTACCTGCTTGTTAGAAATGTTTGCTCCTAAAGAAGCTACCGCAGGCATACCAACCTGGTCTAATCTAATAGCATCAAAAGAAGATTCTACAACGTAGACCGTTCGAGAAGTTTTTACTCTGCTTAAATTAAACATTGTTTTGCTTTTAGGCAGGCCTACAGTATTTTTAAACTCTTTGCCTTCGATAGATCTGCCAACAAATCCAAGCATCATTCCGTCTGGAGAGGTTACGGGGATAGTGACCATATCCTGGCTTTCTGAATAACCGAGCGAGAACTTCTTGATAGATTCTTCTGTGATTTGCCTAAATCTATAATAGTTTAATGCTCTAGATGAATTTAAAGCCTGGATGTTTAGTCTCTTAATTAACACATCGTCAAAGGGCACAAAGTCTGGCTTTTTCTCTAGCCTAGAAGTAATTTCGTCTTCAAAATTTTTGCTAGCAGANTTACTGTCAATAAATCGTACNGCTTCAAAGTAAGTTCGTCCAGTTTGTTTCATAACTAGTTCGACTAAGTCTGCGGTGTATTGGCATGAGAAACAGAAAAAGATTCCACTTTCTTTGTTTACTTCTCCAGCTGGTGTTCTAAAATTTCCATGAAATGGACAAAAAATTAAAAAATCAGAATCAAGATTGTTTTCTATGTCAATACCGCTGCCGACAAGAACTCTTTGCACCTGCTCTTCTGAATAAACAATTTCTTTTCGCTTCACTAGATATCCTCAATATCTTTGTACTTAAACCAGCCCTTGTTAAAGTCAACCTGAATAAAAAAGTCTGTCATCATACCATTACGATTTTTTCTCCAGGCTACCTCGATAACGTCGCTATTCATTGAGCGACCCATTGCAATAACCCAGTCAGAGTCATATGCAATTTGACGAGACCAGGCGGTCTGTCCGAGGGTAGGCACAGTATCAAGTTTNGTCACATCATCTGGNGTNGCAGAAGAAATGGCAATAATTGGTACATCTTCACTAATCGCCATAAGCTTAAGCTCACGAGATAAGTTTTTCATTCGTACCGTTTCGTTATCAGACTTTTGGTTAGGNCTCATAAGCTGAAGATAATCCACTACAACAAAATCTGGCTTATACTGATCAATCTTTCCCCTTAAAACAGATGGTGTGATTTCTCCNCCTGCATCATTTGAGATAATATTAAACTTAGGCTTACCTTGCATATGCTGGTCATACCANTTTTTAAGATCTTCTGCCTCTATCTCGCCAGCGCTAAGCTTTCGATGAGTCCACAGACCTTCGCCCATAATTGTTAACACTCGGTTACGAACTTCTGTTTCTGACATCTCAAGACTAACAATCATTGGCGATTTGCCTTGTTTCCAAGCCTGGACAGCAAAATACAAAGAAAGCCAAGATTTTCCAATTCCAGGGTATGCAAGAAACACACCCAGCTGCCCTGGCAAAATTCCAGCTGGCAAGTAGTCATCGAAACCAGACAGTCCTGTCTTGATGCCCATAACTCCAAGCTCTTGCTTTTTCTTTACCTCATCAAAATAGGCAAGCACAGAATTAAGATCTGTAACATCAACATCTTTAATAGCAGAAGTATTTTTTTTGAAGCTCAGAAGTCTTTTTGAGAATTTCCTCTAAAGCGTGTGTGCCGTTGCCAGACTGCAGGTCTGCCGCGGTGACCCTAACAATTTCTTTGAGGGAATCATTTAGGTATTCAGTCTGAAGTTCTTCTAGGTGATGTTTGGTTGCACCCACTCCAGCAATTGGCTCAAAGTCTCTAAACTTTTCTACCACTAATGAGGTGGGTGGCATTGAAGAATTCTGTTCAAAATATTTACGAATAAATTCCCAAATATCTTTATGTGTTCGAAGAAGGTTATCTACATTTGCTTGCAGAAGNACGTGAACTTGCTTGTCTTCTAGAACAGCAGATATTACTTTTGATTCTGTATTATTCATTTACCCACGCTTTCGCTTTCTCTCTAAGCTCGGCTCTCTCTTTTTTGTCTCTTTCTACCCTGTCTTTTGCCTCAATAACCCTGTCAGCATAATTAGCAAAATACTTCCAGGTGGGGCGTTGTGATGCTTCAAAATAATAATGCAAGATATCATAACACATCGGCAGACCGTATGACTCAATGAGCATGTCTGCAGCCCACTGCTCGGTGTTTAAGTTAAGCGATGGCTTTTCTTGGTAGTGTGCAGTGTGTAACTTTTGATAACGTGATAATAGTGCCATTCGCTCTTGACGAGTGGCCATTACTCTGCAATCTCAGATTTAGCTTCTTGAAGTTTCTTGCCAAGCTGGTCTTCGACAAATTTATATACTCGATCAAAGCCCTCTTGTACATTTTCTCCATCACGAAGCTGATCTTCAATTCCGAGATCAATGCGTAGTGATTGGAAGTTACCCAAATTCATTGTATAACCAAGTGTCACGTTGACCTTGGTTTGGTTGTTTTCCATAGCATACCCTTTCTATATACTCTCTGTCCAAAAGTGGGACAAAGTTTCCGTCTTCTGTTTTCGTATAAGTCAGTATACCACTTCCCATCCTGCGATTCAACTCTTGAATTGTGGGGGTGCTGTCATTGTTTATAAGACCATCTTTGCGTGGTCTGCCAATATTGTGGGTTGCAAGAATATCTCTAATCTCTCTTACCTGTGATTCTGAGTAGTATGATCTTACTCCCCATTCTCTATGCCCCCCTTTTTGAGCCCCTGTGGGAAAGGGAATTGTTCCACGCTTCATAAGTGTTGGCAAGTATTTTTGATGNCTGTTTACAAGTATGGCAGTTTCTTTTACAGTGTATGCCCGCTCTCTATTCTTTTTAAANTCTGCAACCATACAACTTTCAATTCTATCTTGAATGATGTTATAAACAGACATTATTCCGTTTGAGCGATTAATGTGATGTTTGCGAACTAAGTCTCCATTTAAAAGAAAACCCTTTTGTTTCCAGGGATGACCGGAGCAGAATTATATGCCTCTCTATCCATTGCTGTCCCTACGAGTTGCTGGAGGGGACACCGATGGCAATAACATTAACAGCAGCAGAGTTATTTTCAGAACCAGAAAATTGAATAATTATTGTTGCTGATCCAGATGTAATATTTTTAACATAAACATTAGCTTCTGGGTCAGACGGGTTCACTAAGCTAGCTGTAACAATTGGTGGGTTCGAAAAGTTGTATGGGCTAAAACTAATAGTTTGTTCTGCAATGCTGGATGTTCCAGCAATAAGATTAATCTCTTCTGCAAAAACCTGGGCACCATAAAGTTTATATGAAGATGCTGTTTCCGACAGCCTACCCTTAAGGATAAAGTTGTTTCCTTGCGCTAAGGCTGAACCCTCTTCTGAAAGTTGGTTTACTGCTTCTGCCAGGGTAGCAATGTATGAAACATCTAGAGGTTGACCCTGTTGAGGAAGTGGTACTCTTGCCATGATTCTCCTTTATTATAATTGTATCAGATTAAGAGTATTCGTAGTAATCCTCAACGGGATAATCTGTATCAAAAATAACGAAGTTAGCTTTAATTATTTTTTTATCAGCAGAGGGCTGAACAACAATACGCAAAGATTCTGTACCTTCTTTTTTAATAAAAGAGTAAGTGCGTGTAGGTGAGGTGCCGTGATAAATAAAAGTGTCTCCATCATAATCAAATGTGTTAAAAAGTGTTAATCCACGGAAGGAAACAAAGATATCATACGNTGGNCTTTCTATAACATCGTCCCAAACNGCTGTTACATTTATCTGTCCGTCTTCTCCTATTGTTTCAAAAAAGCTACCGTCAACATCTGAAAAATCATCTACGGGAACAATGTATACGGGTGACCAGTGTGAGCTTAAATTTTTGTTTTCTGATTTAATTCTATAGCGTACAAGATAGCCATCTGCTTCCCAATCTAACTCAGTTAGAGAAGAAGCAGGAATAGTTGCTTTTTTGATAACGTCAGCCATTAACTAATCCCAGATTCTGTAATGTCGGTATCAAAAGCAAACCTAAATTCCACAAAGTTGGTAGTGTTTGATCTTTTGGTTACAGTATTACCCTCGTCGTTTTTAACAACCGAATATGCTGTTAGTCCGTATAGCGGGTTTACGGTAGTAATGTTTTCCAAACGAATTCCGTCTAGAGCGACCCAATAATTTGAAGAAGGCTCTAAACCTGTTCCAAACAACACTGAGCAGTATGCTTTTACGATAGTCACCGAATCCCAAGAAAAACCAATTGTTTTGTTTAGCTCCTGTAGTTCTTTTGTTACAACAAAATATCTATTTGTAGAAAAGTCCACCCCGTTTTCCCCGTTAGTTAATACAACGTCTAATTTTGCAGATTCTACAGACCCAGTTTCTCCAGAAGCAAACTCTATCATTATCCTTACCTCTTCTGGATCTACCGCCTCGTTAGTTCCTGTTGTTAATGGGCTATCTCCCTCGTTGTTAACTACAGAGAATGCAAGCTTAACCTGATCTGTTGGTGCATTATTATTTAAATTAACAGAAGTTCCCGTAAGGTGAATATGTGAAGAAATTGATTCGTCAGAAACTAAATTTCCTTGTGCATCTAGAGAACAAAACTGCAGAATCTCCTCGAAGAAAAACAGAACTGTTTAAAAATCTTGGGGTTTCTAGTCGTGCAACCCTATCTGTATAAGTAAAAAGAACATTGTCGGAGTTAGCCTGAAATGCACTTACGTCTCCAGGTGTTGTTATTATGTTAGTGCCTGGCTCATCCAGTCTAGTATTAATAGATGGTATTTCGATAGCAGAGGCGCTAGAATGGTACTCCCAGTTTTCTTCTTCAGAAAAGGCGTATAGCAGTCTGCTGTCTGTTGATCCTGCCGATGGATTAGAACCAGCAGAGTAAACACCAAGCTCTGATATTTCGTACCGTTCTTGTGTTGGCAATTCCGCGGTAAAAACAACAAAAGACTTATTGTCTTCTTCCACAAATCCCTTAGAAGAAATGGGAACCCTAAACATTTCAAAATCTAAGCTGCTTTTGGATGCGTAATCGGATGCGTAATCTTGCGGGGTGTCCAAAGATCCTAGTGGCTTAGGGCCACAGCCGACAGCAATATGAGAAGCATAAGAAGACGTGTGTCCCAAAAGATAGCGGGATAGTATGTCTTTTCCTGTGTTTGTAATCATTTTATTCCTAATAAATTGTATCACGAAGAAGCTGTTGGGAGCCTAAAACCTGAACCTCAACATCTTGATTGTCTTTTATGTTTTTTACATAAATAACAACATTATTGTTTTGGTCTAAAACAACTGGAGAGTTTACGCCACCATCTATTCTAGATAAAGATTCTGATGTGGGAACAAAATCTTCAAGCCTTAGTCCAAATCTTTCAAAATATTTAGTGATTATGTCTTCAATTGGGAAAATTGTTTTTGAATTGTACTCTTCCTGCAAGTCTTTAAGATTATTTATAAGTTTATANTCTAGGTTTTTGCCNTCTACNAAGTCNCTTCTTGCAAGACTAATTATNTCATGCCCGCCAATNTTTTGCCAGATAGCGTTTTCCATTTCTTCCACTGTGGCGGCTGNATCAGAAAGAACAAAAAATTGAGGATCTCCAGTTTTTACTGAAGAATCACTGTTAGA